GGATAGTCGAAGTCTACAAAACCGCTACCCAGGCTGTATCAGCCTGCCTTGCCGCGAAGGCGTTCTAACACTGTGTCAAAACGCCTCTTTAAAGCACTTGTTGCTAAAGCAAGTACTTTAGGCCTGTCCGTAAGTGGTTGAACGGGCCTGATTTGGTTGGGATGATCTGTTCTGTGTCATCATCCTCATTGATTTGTATGTAATCGAGGGCATCGGATTCCCTTGTGTCCTGGACAAAGGAATTTACAAATCTGTTACGTTGTTGTTTCATGCGACGTAACGCGCGCATTGATGTGGTACTAAACATCAGCTTTCTGTGGTAGCTATCTATCAACAACTCATCAGCAAGAATTCCACCTAGGAGTAGGTATGGGGCTTCCATAATAGTTCCAATGAACCCATCGAATGTTGTGACAGCATAGTCCATAGCTAACTCCAAAACGCCTGGGCTGTTTGTGTTAGGTTTCATAAGATATGTTATTATCTGACTAATTGTACCATTTGTGACGATATTATAGACGGACTGGTCCCATCCAGAAGTGGGGCTGTTTTTAGTGCCAACTGTCAGATTAGATGAACCTGCCAGTACACCGGTACCGGAATAAAATATCTCAAAGAGGAATGCGCCGAATTTTTCTACTAGCACATTTACTTTGCCTGTGTCTGGATTGGTCCAAGTGGTGACATTCTGGGTACCTGCATCAAAAACAACATCCCGGAAAGGATCGGTTTTATCAGCATTAACAATTTCTGTCATTTTGCCACCACAGTCGACTAATGTGATATTTGGTAGGACTTCATTTGATAGGGTTATCTTATAAGAGACAAACAAGTTACCGGCAACATCTACATTTTGGTTGTCACAACCAACCATAATGTTACCAATGTCATAGAACTTGGCTGCAGATGGGTCATCGGCAGAATTGATTTTTCGTACCCACCAATCATTTTTCTTGTGGAGGTCGCCAACCGGACATTTGAAGAATGAGTTCATCCAAACATTTGATTCAACGGCACCTTGATAAGACGTAAGCATGGATGGTGTGATTGGGGCTGGTTCATCGACGTCTGGTTGGAAACCGATGTCTACGTAACCTTGGTCAGAAGTCTGGTCATGGGACACATATAGAAGCTCAAGATCATGAAATTCATAATTTGCAAACCGTGAAGCTATAGCAGACAAATAAGGAAACAACGTATTGATCGCAGGGTTGACTGGATAACGTTGGACTATATAGTTGGAACTTACTACAGCTGGAAAATTTATTTGTTGAGCTAATTCCCTATGTGTGATAGTTACACTACCATCGGCATGTGTTTCAACATGTGGTACAGAACGTGCTACGTGGGTACCAATAGCTACAGGCGCACGTTCCTGGTGTATCTCCTGTAGAGTGGACATTTCGGTATGAAACTTGCTAGACTTACCCTTGAACACTAGACTTCGTGTTGGTTGAGGGTTTGGATTTCTGTTTTTTACCTGGGTCTTTTTCTTTGGCTGTTGTGTCTGTGCCAAGACCAAAGGCTTTGGACGCCTTTGTTTTTTCTTTTGCTTTGCCGGGTTGGGTTTGGGAACCCGAGGCTTAGCCCGTTTTTTGTTAGTGATGCTTGGTTTTGGGGGTCCATCACCTGTAACATCACTTGAGTATTTCTTTCCGAACAATCTCAGTAACCGCCGCTTAAGTGGTACTTTAGGCGGTGCAAGGGGGTCGGCTTTAAGCCAGCGCTCCATTTCTTCGTAGGTATCCAACCTGTTGTTTATTGGTATGGGATAACTATTGGTGTATTGGAGGGCGTTAGTTCTTTTGTGGGTTGCAAACATGTCCTTGGGAAACATGTATATTTGGTAAACTTAGAGTTTGGGTGCGCGTGCTTTCCTGTGTAGTTTGCTCTACATGGCTAGGCACCAGGGTTGACTAATAGTCAACTATTTTCATGGCAGAGAACAACTTGCACTGCATATACACCGGAAGGACCATAACCGCATCAATGAGTCGTTCAGCCTCCTCAATGTCAAAATATGTAACAGAGTAGCGGTGGCACATGGCGTCCATTGCACTATATCTGTCGCACTGCACTTCCATATCAATGTGCACCTTGTACTTCCAACTGTCGACAAACGTCTCGGGGTCCACGTTTTTTGTCATGGGGACAGAACAACGTTTCATCATTTGGATCCACGGTCCAAGAACAGGGTAATTTGGGTCCAACTTTTGGTAGCACATGTAGAAACACCAAGCCATTCGTGCACACGCTAGTCTGTTTCGTTGGTGTAGTGTATAGTTCCACTTATGATTACGTGCATGTTTGTTGACAAGTGTGATGGTGCGCATACAATCTTTGGTTTTGCCTAGCTTGAAGACAGCACTTGGCATAGGCCACCAATAACCATTGTTAAACCATCCACGTAAGAATGTGGCATTGTGTATGTACTCGTGCCACTGGAATTTGAATTTCATACCGTGTCTTGCATAAGTTGTGACATATGGCACGCCATCCAACGTCCAGTCGACAAAGGCTGTGATGGCAACTGATATACATAGGATGGATGTGAGCAAAGTAGTCCATGGAATTCCACTTGCCATCTGTATGCCAGGATCTCCAGACATGGAAAACAACCCAGAACGCATTTTATACCGCATTGACAGACAAACCATGATGTAGTCAATCATACGTGGATGTATATGCATATGTTCAAGCATGGTACGGGCTGCTGTCATTGCTTCAGCTTTCAGTGATTGATCACAGCCACTAACATCTCCTTCAGCCTGTTTGGCTTCATTCTGATGGTACGAAATAAGATCATCTCCGGCTACGGCAACTGTGTTTTGAGATGTTAAGCTATTGTGTACCTCTGCAAGTCTAGACTGTGAATATCCACTAGCATAATAGCAAGCTATCGGAACACCCCGAAAGTGGTAAGTCTGTCCATTACACAAATCATGGAATGTGGCGTTGCAGCCTCTCATGACATTTATCATGTTGTATATGGCAAAGGGATTATAGCTCACTATAGAGCGTGGCTTTATCGACTTGTGTGTCCCAAGTGTTGTTACAACATCTTTGAGTCCAAGTGTCTCGGTTTTGCTGAAGACGCTTTTTTCGATTACGTCTATGCCAGTTAGCAGCACCTGTTCAACAGAGGCCAAAATTCGTGCCCCTTTGGAGCCCATTGCTTTTATTGCTTCTTGTTTTGTGACAAAATCGTATTGGTACAACATGTGGTTGTCAATTAGTGCGGAAATGCTACCCATCCAATATACCTCAATCTGCTCCTTCCACAACACGATAGCGGGATCAGCGTCTGAATAATCAGTGAACTCGCCAAGATCAGAAGGAGCATACCCACAGATGTCCAGGTCGTGATAAGGATTATAGTGTATTCTTTGTACTGCGGCTGCGTATTTGTTCTTGTGGTTATTTGCAGTCAAATGTGGCACACCATTTGTGGCAACAAGAAAATACATGCGGTTAGATGCCGGTGTCATAGGTATGTCATCTATGGAATAGACTGGGACAGAATCATATCTGGCCTTGAATGTACCCCATGGGTACTCGGGGGGTGGCATGCAATTGGTCATTCCGCCACAAGCAGTATATGGTATAACGCAGACAAGAGGGAGGCAGGTTTCATCAACCAACCCTTCGGCATAAAACCATTCCATGAAATCATAGAATGGACTCTGGTCAAAATGTAACAACTCAAATACCCACTGCTTCCAACTAAGTGTTTGTCGAGCGCTCCACATAATAGGAGGAACAAACATCTCAACGGTGTCAACTATTTTTGTGTAGCCTTCATCAAACAAGAGCGTCAAAGTGGTTGGCCGTGTCCAATGGTAAATGACCATACGGCCATATGAACGCAAAACATAAAACAATACAACAGCTAATATCAACAACAGAATGGTCTTGCCAAGATAGTTCCAGTTGAACCAGGGTCTTTTGTGTGACAATGTCATATTAGTAGCTCGGCTGTCTAGTATGCGTTTTTCCTCATCCGAGTAATTTTCTCTCAATCTTCCAAATGTTGCCTCGACACCACTGTTGTGGAGCAAGGCAGCATAGGTTGTACCTGCGATGATTTGGCTGTACAATAACTGGGGTCCAGAACGGTTTAACACTTTTATGTTTAGAGCCAGGCAGGCTATTGCTGCGGGCAGTTTGTTTATTTGTGATGTGACTCTACTTTTGATGGAATTTTGTTTGAGCCCAGCTAAATTTCCCGAGGTTGAATCAGCGGATACTTTTTGCACTGTTATTGTGTGGATAGGAAATATGTCAGGCGCATCATGTGTGAGAAATTGGGTGACTTTGCCAGTATTTTCACGTGAAAAGTCAAATAAAACCCAATCCCCAGGAAGCTGTGTTGGTTGTGATGGCATAACAGCGTGTGACATTACGTCAGAAGCAGACACGAATTTTAGCCGTATGGTGACACACGCCGCAAAGTAGTAAATTGGGTATATCAGGACCATTCCATTCTGTGTCATCATATGAGTCATCTGATGGAAAAGAGGCTTTGGATGGACAGGATATTGGCTGTTTTTATCGGGAAACATGTTGACGTTTTCAACATCATTATTTGTAGCGTCATCGAAGGGGACTTCTTTTCCAGCTTTGTCGAGATAAACCGTGTGCCAAAACCCTTCCCAATATCCAGGTGACTTGGGCAGCTCAGGGGCGAAAACTCCCATAAAACCGGTCATGACGTGATGTGTGACGTAGGCCAGGCCGGTAATAGGAGCCAACATGTCAACAAGCTCATGCAGGTAAGACATATCAAATGGCGAATTGTTTTCCCTGCCCAACTGATAGACATGGACAAGACGCAGGCAATCATATGGTCCCATTTCCGCGGCCTGTAGCAATGATATGGCTTCGTTTGGAACATTTGTGTTGACGGGATAAGGCCAAACCATATCTGTTGTGAGACCATCCACACGCCGGTCATAAAACAAGTGTCTTGGGGAACCAAAGATATCTGCTATTCTGAGTTTGCGGTGTGTCTTGAAACTGTTGAGCTGTTCGCGAAGGTGCAACTCACGGCCAAATGCAAGTATCTCATGTCCGTTTGGAGCAGCAGGCGGCCCTTTGACAATGTCGATACCTTGTTGTTCAGCATATTCTATGGCACGTTTTCTATTGCTAGGTACACGGATCACAATTTTGGATAGACACTGTCCAACTGTACGTTCAATCACAGGCTCTGGCTTATAGTACACAAGCTGTTCGGGTACGTCACCAAAAACATACTCCACATCTTGGACAGGAAGTGGTGTTGGTGGCAATGTGACGGGGGCTATGGCTCTACTTGGAGGCGGGCCCAACATACTTGGTGCCGTTGAGCTGCTACTGGGCGGGAGGGTAGGAACAGGCTCACGCACGGCGGGCGGTTTCGTGGTGGGTGGGACAACTGGAGTGGACGGTCTATCGCTCCAACTTCCCCGTCTTGATTGGACGACTGGAGATGTGTCGAGATCATAGTGGTTAAATTCTTCCACTGTTTGTTTGGGAGGATGTTTAAACGTGCAGACACCTCTGGAATGTAAGTCACAAAAGCCGCTATTTGTGACGTTTCGACACATTATTTGGGAGGGAGGCAGGTTCGCGCCAGTTCGCTCTCGGTCTTTTTGTCCCTCTTTTCCCGCACCCTGGGCCTTTTGGGTGCTCGGCTGAAAATACAAAAGATTTCCAATAACACTTGGCATGCCTTTAGATGCATATTGTTCTGCCATACGGCCTTTATCAACCGTGTTTGCGACCTTAACAAGCGGTCGTGGGTCAAATACGTGTCCTGGGGTCCTAGACAATACTTTTTTGGGTGCCACAACTGGTTTTTCACCATCACCGGTGGATGAAGTGGACTTTTGTGTCTTTTTGGGCTTTATGCCCATATATGCCAACTGTTTGTGTACATAATCATACAGTTCGTTGAAACTATTGTATTCAAAGGGCTGAATTCCATGTTTCTTTGCATATTTCAATAAGTCGGCCCTATTGTGTTCAGCAACACTAATAGTGGCCTTGTTTGGCTGACGTTTCGAAGTTGTGTTGACATGTTTGGCTAATGCAACAGATGGGATCAGAACACTACATTCTTCAATTCCCAGTTTTTTCAATATGTTAGCATTGTGAACTAACAAAATTCGGAACCCAGAGTTTTCAGGCCATGACAGAGAAGTCAGCGCTTCTTCATCTAAGATGTCGGATATTTTCTTCCAACACTCTTTGGCTTTGTTTTTGGACACTCTGGTTTTATCAGCTTTAAGAGCCATTGCTTGTTTTCTCAAGCCGTTAATTTCGTCTGACCTAGGGTCGGTGTGTTCGTCAATATCGGCGAACACATCGGGAAAGGCCCTACTGAATTTCCCACACATTGTAGTCTTGCCTGCTAGGACCGGCATCAAGAGGGCTACACGTTTGGGACCTTGGTTTTTCAAGGGTTTAGGAGTTTTAACCACGGGTTGTCCCAGATTGAGCTTGTCAAAAGCCAACCTGGTGGTGGAACCAATATCTTTTATTTCACCGCCTGGGCCGAGTGTGGGTGAAATAGGTGCATAATCGCTTAAGCACTCGCTACGAGAATCGTCACCTGATCCATAAAGGCAGTCATTAAGAGGATTAGGTATAACATCACTTGTAGAACTAGCCACACACGAAAGTCCGATTGAGTCGGCCCTGTTTTTTGAAAAAACACGGTTGTCGTGTGCACAATCAGACTCAGGTGGAACATAGAGTAGACTGTCGAGGCAAGGATCTTCCCAACCGTCCATTGTGGATTGAGACGGTAGTATCTTATCGCTAATAATACTGGCGAGATCGTGATCAAACTCGGGAAAAGTATGCATAGGCAAAGAAAGATTTTGGCTGGTCTGGAGAAGGCCAGCAAATGGATGTAGGGGGTCAACGACGTGAAAAGCATCAACACTAGCAACCGTAGTATCACGGCTATTAGGCGTAGCATTAGGGGGAGCAACTTCTTCAATATCGGCCTGGACACTAGTATTAGACTTAGCGTTAGATAGGCTGTCACAGTTAATTCGAAATAGGTCATCGAATAAATTGTTTGAATCATTATTACTCATTTAGATTTTGGGGGGGGTTTGTTTTTTT